CCTTACTTGCATCTAATGCACCAACAAATAATATGTTACCACTACTAGATGCGTCTGCAATAAACACATGTGTTATTGTATTGTTAGTTCCACCAGAAGCTGGATATTCAATGTTACCAGAGTTTGTTGCTGTTTGAGTGTCTGTGGAATCAGATCCTATTGTAGTCCAGTTTGCAGCTGTTACTTGTTGTCTTGCATAGTTTGTAAATGTTGCTTCTGTTAATGAACCAGTTTCAGCGGCAGATACAGCTGTTGCCAGTCCTACATAAATACTATCCCCAGGGGATGAAAAACTTAGAGAATCATTTTTAAAGATATAATGTAATAATCTTCTCTCTAAGTAATTGGTTGATGCATTTGCTGTTGCCATATTTAACTCCTATGTTCTTGGTCTTGATGGTAGACCTGATCTATAGCCATCTGTGTTTTCTCTTGCTTCTCCAAAGTCTTTTAATCTTTCTAGGTACTGCATATACAATTTATCATAATTTTGTATTACGTCTGGCTCACCTTTCATAAAGGTATATGCCTCTATAAGAGAACCATACAGCAATGCAAAAGGTGCGTTTGTACTAACCCAAGTTGTACCACCGTCTGCTCCTGCGGTCAAACTAGCAGGTCTATAGTAATAGTGTAATTCCACAGTGTAGTTTGCATCTGGAGTCGGTGCTAAAATAAAATTATCTACATCAAATTTAGCATAGTATTTAGGTAATCCTGTTGTAGATGCACTAGGAGAATACTCTCTTAAAAAGTTTACGTCCTTCTGCAAAAGAAAACTTTCGGATCCAGAAGAAGTTATTTGTAAAGAAAATGAACTTAAAAAATCAGCAGGAATACTTAAATAAGGATCAGATGTTGTAACAGCACTTGTTACATTCTTTCTGAATATATCTAAGTCAATACTTTTAAATATTTTTTCTTCTGCAGCTTTAATAAAATTATTAAGTTGAGATACAAAAACTGTTTCATTATTGTCTGTATAATCTTGTATGGCTGTCTTTAATGTTGCTAATGTAAAACTCATTTTATGCGCTCACCGTGGTTGGGCCTGCTGTAGCTCGACTTCCGCCCCCTACAACTCCCCCTATTGTAGCCGTTTCTCCATTAGCTGTAAATGTGTAACTATCTGTGGTAACAACAACTATCGTATAACCCTCAGCTTGCTCTAAAACAGCTTTGGTAAAACCATCAAAACCATATACACTTCTAAATCTTACTGTATCACCTGTAGTTCTTCCATGACCGAACTCTCTTACGGTTATAACACCTGATCCAGATGACGAGGATATAAATGGATTTAAAGGCAATAAAACTTCTACAGGATTTTCTATACGACTTGGTCTAGAATCTCGTAAAGCTTCTGGATCCGCTACTGTTCGGAAAGGACCCAGCTGAGGGTGTTTTGCCTCAAACTCGTCAGGTCCCACTAAAGAACCATTCCATTCTTTTTTCAGATCTTTGTACCTATATCTCATACCGGATCTATCAGATATTCCATAAGAAAATTTTCCTGTAGCAAACCTAGCCATTTAATTAGACCTTAGATATGAATATTGAGGGCTTACCGTAAAACTAGACCTGTCTCGATCTTCTCCTATCGCTCTTTCAAACTCTTCTTCATATATTGCTTTTAACATTTGTGTTCTTTGAGGCGCTTTTTTCAAAGAAAGATAATATGCCAGACCTGCAGTCAAACAAGGATAAAATCTAAAAGGAACATCCATAGTATTAACTTGTGAATCTACATCTTCTATTCTTGTCAAAGCATCATAATGTATTACATCCGTGCTGTTATCAGGTGTAGGCCATATTTTTAAATTAGGTGTAATCTGTCTATCTAAAAAAAATTGTGTAGGTCTTCCCGTACTAGTCTTATTAGGAACAGCTAAATCATCTGATCTACTAACTCTATTCATAGAAAAATCTGTGCTAGAACGTCTTACAACTAAATTTAAAATATCTATTACATCCGTTGCTAAAGAATATTCTCTAGTTCCAGAGGTAAGTGCTTGAGTTCTTTGAGTTATAGTCCATTGATTTAAGCCTCTATTAGCCCATTCAGAAAACATTAAATTTAAAGATCGTCTAGCTGTAGTTAAATCATAGCCTGTTCGTACCTCCAAGCCACATCTTTCATAAGCCTCTTCTATATATTCTGCGGCATCTGGCTCAAAGTTTGTTGAATTAGATGTTGCCATATCATGTCCTTACTTTTGTTTTTTTACGCCTATCAGACATAACAACACCACAACCTCTTGCAACAATAGTGCCTTTCTCCGTCTTACCGTTGTAAGGCCTCTTAGCTTTGGTTGAAGTCACTGCTCCGCCCGAACCCATCTTTTTAACCTTTGCAGGTTTAGTATTTGCAACAAAAGTTTTACCTTTTGCACCTTCTTTTTTCTTCTTACGAGCTGTTGCAGCTCGTTGCGACTTAGTTAAGCTGTTAGCTTTAGATCTAGGTAAACAACGATCTGGGTTCTTTTTATCCTTAGATGTACCACATTTTCCCTTGATTTTCCCATCAGTTCCTATGCGAACCCAATCTTGTTTAACCCAATCTTTAAGTGCACCCATTACTTTTTACCTTTTGCGCCTTTTGCATAATTAGGATCTTTACAATATTTTGAAGCTGCCATGTTTGCATATGCGCTTGGATATGTATCAAAAGTTCTTTTAGCCCACGCTTTTCCTGCAGGACAAATTTTACTACCTTTTGATTTTTTTGAGGCAGATCCTCCACTTTTAAAATAAGTAACATTTAATTTAGACGGTTTAGGTCCAGTTCTCACTACAGATGTCATGTTTGTCTCGCTTTCCTAATCTGTTCTTTGCCTTTTTTAAATATACTTGCCACTTGTGTTTTACCCATAACTTTGGCTCTTTGCTCTCCTACTGTCAAGATTTGGATTTTTCTTGCAAAAGGTTTATTAATTTTTTTAACTTTTCGGACTGTCTCTCTAGCATCTGTTGGAGTAGCAAATTTAATGCTAACTGTGTCTTTAGGGTTTTCGTCAGTATACAAACGTCTACCAGAATTTTTTGGTTTTTTTCCTGTTCCTTTTTTAGGATCTTTTTCTTTTCCCATTTTTCAATAATCCAGTTAATATTTTTGATTGACCTGCATGAGCTTTTGAAGCCTTCTTTAATTTACTTGCTACTGTTTTTATTTTTCTTTTTGTTTTCCCTGTTAATGCCATTAGTTACTCATTCCTATAAATATAGATATTATGCCTATAAGTTGTAGAACAGCACCAAAAATTATGGCCCAAATTCTAGCGTCAATCTTATCTATTTGTTTTTGTAAATGATTTAAGTGATTAGTCTCTACACGAGAGACTGTATCTTCCAAAAGCGCCATTCTTTTATCCAGCTCATGCAAAAAATCTTTTTCTCTTTTTGTAGCCATCAACACTTCCACCTTCGTCTTGCCTGTCTTAGTCGGCTGTTAGGATTAGCAGCTGCTTTAGGAAATTTTTTCATTTGACCTGCACTTCTTGCACAAAATGACTTTCTTCTCTTAGCGTCTTTACTACCCTTTTTAACTTTACCTGTTACAGCTGTCTTTAATTTACTACCAGGATTATCTCTACGATATTTTTCAACTCCTGCTTTTGTCATTCCCGCCCCTTTTTTAGTAGGGCGGAAATATTTTTTAGTTTTAGGAGGTTGTTTGTCCTTTTTCCTAGACATTAGGACAAAAACACCGTCAGTTTGTTACCACTGCCTGTAAATCCAGAAAGATATGCACCACTCTCGGCTAATATACCATTGTCTGGAATATTAAGCGTGTGTAATCCAGTTGGAAAACTTTGTGCAAGCAATGTGGATCCACCATTACCGTTTGTTATAGTCAAAGCACCAGCAGAGTTTCCAAAGACCACTATTTGTCTTATTCTTGATCTTGCTGGTCCTATCAGAGCAGCTGACGCTCCTTGATTTATATTAAAGGCTTTTACGTCAGATCTAGTTCCAACCATACTCTTCTCCTATAATTAAGCTTCGTATCCCATAAACTCTATTAATAGTTTACCTGCGGTATAGTCGGCATCTGTTGTATCGCCAAGCGTTAAATAAAGAAACTCGTCAGCAGCTGGAACAGCAGTAAAGAAAACTTTACTTCCTAATGTTGCATCACCTGCATTAACAAGCAAAGTCTCTGTTAAGCTACCTATAGCACCGTCTTCAACTCCAGTTCCTTCTGTAGCAGAATGTACGTTGATATCTGGATCACCGCCTGCGGGTGCTTCAAAACACTCCATGCTTCCTGTAAGAATTGTTCCATTCT